TCATGCGTTTTTTAACGCCTTTATTGGTGGTGGTTTTATATTCTTTATGATTTAAATATTCTCTGGCGGCTTGTTTAAAGTCGCGCATTCCAAGAAATCGAATTGTGTTTGGTCCAAGGTCGCCGCGATAAAGTGCATTAAGTGCTGCAATTCTTACTTGTATTGGTAAATTGTCAAATCCTTTTATCAAACGGCGAGCAGTAGTCATCTTTAAACCTATGTCTTTTTTCAACAATTCTTTTGCTTCATTGTCGGTCAATCCGTTCTTTTTATAATCAGCAAGTTCACTGTTTGAAATTATTTTATGACCATATGCTATTGTTGGCATGCCACCTTCAACGCTGGGATGTGGAAACCATTTTCCAGTTGATTCATCAAATCCACCGCGTTTGTTTGACATGCTGTTTTCAAATGAACTTATGATGTTTGCGGCAGAGTCAATTATCCTTGAATCGGATGTGTCTGCTATTTTTTTGGACAGATTTGGTTCTTTGCTAACAAATGGCTTGTTGCCACCAGATGGAATATCTGACTTAGATACTTGGGTAGCTTGTGGCATAGAAAATTTGACCATAGGTTGTTGATCTGCATGTATGTCTTCCATTAGTTTTTTATTGACTTTATTTAAAATTTCTGTTAGCTTGATCATCTACTAATAAATAGTATAAAATTGATAAATTACGTTTTCATTTTAATATTTATAAATACCCTACTTAGAGATATTTTCTGCTTGTTTGATATATTTATATAATATGTCAAATGATATACAGTATAATATCGACCAGGACCGGGTGAGGTGGCCGGGTTCTGGCTCCGCAATCACGATAGGTAGCACTCCGTTTGGATTCTTTGAATTGGATCCTGTATTTGCCAATGATGGTGTAGCATCTGCACGTTGGGCCGCTACAAGGTTGGGCTATCCAATCACAGACATTGAAATGGTTGACACAAATTTTTATGCTTGTTTTGAAGAAGCATGTTTTGAATATAGTTCACAAGTAAATCAGTTTAATATCAGAAACAATATCGGCGTATTGCAAGGCAGTTCAGCAAATGTAAATTTGACTCAAACAAATGTGGCTGGAAGTGGATTGCCATATATAATCAAGATCGCACAAGGGTACGGTACTGAATTTGGCGTTGGTGGATATGTAGATTGGAAATCTGGAAGTATAGATTTGAAGACAGGTAAGCAAACATATGACCTACAAGCTTTGTGGGGAAATGTCAGTGAAAGTTTCAATAGAATAGAAATTCGTAGAATCTTCCACAATACACCTCCTGCATCTGCTCGTATCTATGACCCATTTAGTATGACAGGTATGAGTTATAGTAACGTTCTAAACGAAATGGGATTTGCCGGTTATTCTCCAGCAACACAATTTTTGATGACTCCAATCTTTGAAGATTTGCTGCGTATGCAAGCAATTGAATTCAACGATCTTGTTAGAAAGTCGGGATATAGTTTTGAATTGATAAACAACAAATTAAAAGTGTTTCCGATTCCAACATATGAAATGAAGATGCATTTCCAGTATCTACTTATATCTGACAGAGATTCTCAAGGAATATCAAATTCGGGTTCATATTATAATGCATCTGGATCCGCTGTGTCTTCGCCTATCATTGGTGATTATAGCAATGTTCCATATGATGTTATACCATACTCATCTGTAAACTCTGTTGGTAAGCAGTGGATCAGAAAATATTTCCTTGCATTGTGCAAAGAAGTTCTTGGTAGCATTCGTCAAAAGTATCAAACCATTCCAATCCCAGGTGCTGAAGTTACACTGGACGGTGCTGAACTTCGTCAAGAAGCAACATCTGAAAAAGAATTGCTAGTGACTCAATTGCGCGAAAATTTGGAAGCTAGCGGAAGAAAGGCCCAGATGGAAATGAAAGCAGCCGAAGCACAACAGATAATGGAAACGTTACAAAAAATACCACTTGGGATTTATATTGGATGAAACCATTTTCAATACTAGACCAAGTTTTAACAAAATACGAAAGGAAACGACTTCAACATACGGGTATAAAACAAACATTAAAACCAAAAACCAATTTCACATCGCTTGAGAGAAAATATTATCTTATGCTAAAAGAAATTGGGGTTGATTATGTTCCACAATACCCTATGGGCGGAAGATACTACGACGCTTATTTACCTGATCAAAATATACTGCTAGAGTTCGACGGTTCTTTTTGGCATCCAAAATCAAAAGATGATTGCAAATATATATTTCAAAAAAAGAGCATGGAAGTAGACAAGTTAAAGAACAAGATGGCAGAAGATAAAGGAATGAGAATCATAAGAATCCGTGAAGAATCGCCAGTGACAACAGCAGAAATGAAAAAGTTAATATTCTCATAAAAATCATATGCCAATAAAATATTTAAATAGAAGTAATAACAGTACCGCAATATCGGCGGGTAATAGTGTGCTTTTTAATGGAAGTAATCAGTATTTGAGTTTATCTAACAGCGCCGCGTTTAATTTTGGAACCGGTGATTTAACAATAGAATTTTGGATATA